TGGTATCCATATATACATTCGAATTTTGATTTGTTCCAACATCCAGGTTCAAACTGGACTCGCTGTTTTAAAGGGTTTACGATGGCCCATAGTTTTCATTCCAAATCTGCACTCTTTCATCAAAATCTCTTTCGAGTTCTGTGCACAAATGTGAAATGTTTGCTCGCTTGGCAACTTCAGTCAACTGAATTCTGCGTTTTTCATATTCTACGCGTCCATGGTTGAACCATTCGCGCAATGCAGTGTCAACATTGATTGCACAAGCATGCTCCTCCGTCAAAGGCGAACTCTTATTTCGCATAAAACAATGGAGCATCTTCTCGCATGATTTATTCACCAAAGCGCCAACATGTACTCCAATTTCAGGAATGTAGTTGGTCTTACGCTTGAGGAATTCAAAATCTTCAAAAGGAAGAAAGTCTAAAAGTTCACTTTCTTTGTCAGGCATGGTATATATTTGTCCATAACCCGCCAAGAACTCTGAAAATCCTTTGATGGTAAAATTATCAATTGCTTTGCTCAAAGTACCTATATTATCATCACCATAAGTAATGAGAGCTACAAATTCACGAAATGACATTTTGTCTTCTTCATTCATGAAAGGATTGTTTGCGTAAAAGTAACAACGCATATTCAAACTTCCACAAATACCATTGAGCATTGCAGTAAGTGAATTACCACTAATGTGAGTACCACTAATAAAGCCAATAAGGTCGCCATTGAAAGCAACTATAGCAAAAACTAAGTCGCCTGTCATAGCTTCCATAACGGCAATGTCTTCTTCAGTGTAATCACATTCACGAGCAAAGTCAATCAAAATGCGCAAAGAAGCGAAAAGTAATTGGGAGGGTATTTTCTGGTCATATTTACCATAATCTCCACCAATAATTCGGTCCTTACCATGTTTCAAGACGTGCTTATGTAATGCTTCCCATTCAGGTCCATGGCAATTAATGCCAATTGCACATTCTGCTTTCAAAGGGTTCATCTGCAAAACACGCAATATAGGTAAATAATACTTTCGTACTAAATACGTCAAGGGTAAAGCATTCCCATAAAATATTCTGCACTTGGGCTTAGACAAAACTTCGTCTT